CTCCGATAAGGAAGAGGAGAGTGCATTCCGTCGTAAGAACCAAGAAGATCCAAATCCCGATAGAAAGGGTAAGGCTAAGATGGTTGCGACTGAAGAAAAAGACGCATGTTATTCAAAAGTAAAATCTCGTTATAAAGTTTGGCCATCTGCATATGCATCTGGTGCTCTCGTCAAGTGTCGCAAAGTTGGTGCAAAGAATTGGGGTAATAAAACTAAGAAAGAATCTTTTGAACTTCAAGAAATGGGTGAAGTTCAAAGATATTGTCCCAAGTGTCAAAAAAACGAGACAATGAAAGAGTGCAGATATGGTGAAGGTTATTGGAGAATGTTTTCACTTCCAGCTTCATTAGCTCCAGATCCTTATGATCCCAATGATATTCATCCAGCAAATGAGAATGTAAGTTTTGAAATTGGTTCTGGACATAGACAAGCACAAAGACAGGCAAAGATCAGAAATCTTGCAACTGGTAATACTAATCCCAATGAAAAGAATGCTGCACTTAAGAAACTTTCTGGACCCTCTTTACCTCTTGCGGATTCTGTAATTCAACCTGGACAATTAACAAACGAGGACTATCAACGGATACAATCTACTGGTAATGTTTATACTATACTCTTCTCATGGAGAGGTAGACCAATGATGAATCTCCAACTCTTCTTCCCAAATATGAAGAGACCTTCTAAAGATGAAGTAAAAACGGAAATTGAGAAGTTCTATCCAGGCGCAGTTATAATGCAGTGGTATCCAAGTCCTACCGATCCATCCAAACCAATTGTAGTTATTCAAGGTAAATGAAATGAACCCTGATGAAATTAAACTTGAAGATATTAATAAGATGTTGATTTATGAACAACAGTCAAGGGTTATAGATAAATTAGATAGAGAAGAAGCAATAGAGTTTGCAAAAGCTTATTTTAAACTTTATCTCAAACAACAAGAGGTCGTAGCAAGTCTAGCAAAATTGTGATTTTTTATGAATGATCAGGTATATCTTGGTAATCCCAATCTTAAGAAGGCTAATGTAGCCGTAGAATTTACACAGGAACAAATTCTTGAATTTGTCAGATGTAAGAATGATCCGGTGTATTTTGCCAAAAATTACATCAAGATTGTTTCACTGGATTATGGTGAGATACCATTTAAGATGTATCCTTTTCAGGAGAAGTTGATCAATAATTTCCATAATAACCGATTCAATATTTGTAGAATGCCTCGTCAGACAGGTAAATCTACGACTTGTGTTTCATATTTGTTACATTATGCGGTCTTTAATGATAATGTCAACATAGCTATTCTAGCCAACAAGGCATCCACTGCACAAGACCTACTGAGTAGGTTACAATTTGCATATGAGAAACTGCCAAAGTGGATGCAACAAGGTATTGTATCATGGAATAAAAGATCGTTAGAACTGGAAAATGGTTCCAAAATTATCGTCCGAGGCGGATCATATAATGTCATCTTTTTGGACGAATTCGCGTTCATCCCAAATCACATTGCTGATGAATTCTTTGCCTCTGTTTATCCTACTATTTCGTCAGGTCAAAGCACAAAAGTCCTGATTGTTTCTACCCCAAAGGGTATGAATCACTTCTATCGTATCTGGCACGATGCGGAAAGAGGTAAGAATGAATACATACCCACTGATGTTCATTGGTCTGAGGTTCCTGGTAGAGATGAGAAGTGGAAGGCTCAGACAATCGCAAACACATCTGAACAACAGTTCAAGGTTGAGTTTGAGTGCGAATTCTTAGGATCTGTTGATACTCTTGTATCTGCAGCAAAACTCAGATCCTTAGTATATGATGATCCGATTAAATCCAATGCAGGTTTAGACATCTATGAAGAACCTCAGAAGGATCATAATTATGTTTTAACGGTAGATGTAGCTCGTGGTGTAGAAAAAGATTATTCTGCATTTACTATCTGTGACACAACGGCATTTCCATATCGTCTTGTAGCAAAATACAGGGACAATCAAATCAAACCGATGTTGTTTCCCAGCATCATTAAAGATCTTGCGGTTGCTTATAACAAAGCATACATTCTTGTAGAGGTCAATGACATTGGAGAACAGGTAGGACAAATCCTCCATATGGATTTGGAATATGACAATGTTCTTATGTGTACCATGAGAGGTCGTGCAGGACAATTAGTTGGTCAGGGATTTTCTGGAAAGAAATCTCAGATGGGAGTTAAGATGTCCAAAAATGTCAAAAAGATTGGATGTATGAATCTTAAGACATTGATTGAAGGTGATAAACTTGTTATTAAAGATTATGATACTATCAGTGAATTAACAACTTTCATTCAAAAAGCAAATTCCTTTGAAGCTGAAGATGGTTGTAATGATGACCTTGCAATGTGCCTGGTAATCTTTGCGTGGTTAATTGCACAACCATATTTTAAAGAAATGACGGACAATGATGTTCGTAAAAGATTATACGAAGAACAGAAGAATCAGATTGAACAAGACATGGCTCCATTTGGTTTTATTTCTGATGGTTTAGGTGGTGGTGAAAGTTTTGTAGATGAAGATGGGGATCGTTGGCATATTGATGAATATGGAGATAGATCATTTATGTGGGATTATCAATGATGGACATAGATGATCAATTTGAATTAGAACACTTATTTCTCACTGAAAGGAGATGCAGAATTTGTGGACAAACCAAGGATCTTATAGATGGATTTTATTTGACCCGTAAAGGTAGAGGTGATATAGCATCTGCATATTCATACGAATGTAAAATATGCACTATTATGAGAATAAAAAATAGTAGAAAAATAAAAAATGTCAGTCATAGATGGGAATATCCTGACTGGTAAGTTGTTCATTAGCGGTTTCCCCATTATAAAGTAAGCAAATAATAAATATTTGTAGTCAAGTTGAAACTCTTTAGAGGGAAAGACATGTCGCTAAACTTAGTATCACCAGGCATAAAGGTTAGAGAGATCGATCTTACTGTAGGCAGAATAGATGCAGTAAACGAGCAAATCGGAGCCTTTGTCGGACCTTTCCAAAAGGGTCCAGTAGATGTCCCCGTTCTTATAGAAACGGAAAAAGATTTATTGAATACTTTCGGTAAACCATTAAACAATAGTAACCAATATGAATATTGGTTGACCGCATCTTCATATCTTTCTTATGGAGGAGTATTGAGAGTAGTAAGATCCGATTCTACCTTATTGAAAAATGCAAACTACCCAGTATCTTCACCAGTTAGTTTAAAAATTAAAAGTCAAGAAGATTATACCAATAATTATTCAAATGCAACTGATTGGATTTATGCTTCTAAAGATCCAGGATCTTGGGCAAATGGGTTAAAAGTTTGTACAATTGATGCCGAAGCGGATCAAAGAGTTGCTATTGGAACTTTTGGAATTTCGGTTGGATTTGCAATTACTTGTGGAATTTCAACTAGTTATGCGACTGCTTCCGGTACGGTAGAAACTTTCAATGGATTTGCTAAAGGTATAGTAACCAAAGTTAATAAGGATAATATCGATGTTAAAATCGTCAGTATGCACAATATTGACACGGGAATAGCTACTGAAGTATCTTACAGTGCTTCTGGATTGAATAGAATTGTTGGTGGAAGTTTCCAATATTGGCAAATTTTTAATACTGTGGGTACAGCGACATCATTGGAGAGATTTAGACTTGACAACAATGCCACTGTAGGCGTTGGATCTACTGTAGTAAGTGCTCCAACCGAATTGATTGAGATTATTCAATCAAATAGTCTTGTTTCTGTTGGAGATTTAATCCAAACTTTAAATGGCGCTTTAACAGCAAGAGTTGTTGGATTTAATACAGGTCAAATTTTAATAGATAGTGCTTCACCAGTTTCTTTTGCATCAACAACACTCGTTGTTAGATATGCAAGAAATGTTCTCGATCAAACAACAAATAAAGGTGAAGGTCTTTTCACAAAATCTACCAATACTGTTGTTGATTGGTATGAACAACAAACTTTAGGACTAACAAACAATGTAATTTATTGGAAATCCATTGCTCCAAAACCAGGCACATCACAATATTGCTCTGAAAGAGGTGGAAAAAATGATGAGGTCCACATTGTAGTTGTTGACGATACTGGATCTATAACTGGTGTATCCGGAAACATCTTAGAGAAATATACAAATCTAAGTAAAGGTTTGGATGCAAAAATTTCTCCTGCCGAAAACATTTATTATAAAAATTATGTGGCAAATACTTCTGCTT